TCATAACCCACAGGTCGGCGGTTCGATCCCGCCCCCAGCTACCAGCACGCTCCCACATCGGGACGCGCTTTGTTCCGCCGGCGGCTCCATGAAGCGGGCGAGGTCGCCGTGAAGGGTGATGTCCAGGTCGGCGGCGCGGTCCTGGGACACCGGCGTGATGTCGATGCGGGTGATCAGGCGGCGCACGGCGTCGATCAGGGCGCGCGCCTGGGGCGCCTTGGGGTTGGCCGAGGCTTCGGCCAGGGTGGCCTGGAGCTGGGCGACCAGCTGGGCGTAGTGGTCGGCGCTGCCGGGGTGGAGGGTGATGGCCCGGGCGGCGCGCGCGGCGGCGATGGCGGCCAGCTCGGCCTTGATCCGGTCCAGATCGGCGGACTGGGCGTTGAGGCGGTCGCGCAGGCGGTCGACGTTGTCGCCGGCGCGGGTCTGGATCATCAGGTCCAGTGTGCGTTCCACACCTCGGCTCAGCTCAGCCGCGCGGGCCTCCAGCGGCCGGCGGCGATCGTGCTGGCCGGCCGTCGCCTCGGCCCAGGCGGCGTGATAGGCGCGGACGTAGCCGGCGACCAGCTCTGGCGCCAGCAGGCGGGTGCGCAGGCCGTCCAGCACCCTGGCCTCGACGACGGCGCGGCTGACGGTGCGGCGGTTGGTGCAGGCGGCGTCGCCGCGCTCGCGGTGGCCGGCGCAGATCAGCCGGCCGGCGTTGTAGACGGTGTAGCCGGAGCCGCAGACACCGCATTTGAGCAGGCCGGAGAAGACGCCGGGCCTGCGCCGGTTGCCCAGCTCGTGCGGCCTGAATTCGGCCTCCGCGCCTTTGCGGTCACGCGCCGCCCGCCACAGCTCATCCGGGACGATGCGCAGATCGGTCACGGCCGTGCGCCGCCAGTCGGCGGGCGGCTTCATCGCCGGGGTGCGCCGGCCGCTCACCGGGTCCTTGCGCACGGTCATCCGGTTCCAGGTCTTCACCCCGGCATAGAGTTCGGTGTTGAGGACGCCGTTGCCGCGCTGGCGGCTGCCGTTGATCGAGCTGGCGTTCCAGGCGCCGCCGCGCGGGCCGGGTATGGCGTCGCGGTTCAGGCCGGCGGCGATGTCCCGGCCGCTCGCGCCGGCGGCGTATTCGGTGAACACCCGGACGATGATCTTGGCCTCGGCCGGCACGATGGCCATCGCGCCGCCGGGTTCGCTGCGGTAGCCGTAGAGGCGCGAGCCGGTGGCGCGGCCGGCCTCGGCGTTGGCGCGCATGCCGCGGCTGGTCTTCTGGCTCAGATTGACCAGATAGAGTTCGTTCATCAGCCCCTTGAAGGTGCTTTCCAGCACCGTCACCACGTCCGTGGTCAGGGTCGAGAGGATGACGCCGGCGTGGGTCAGGCGCTTGAAGATGTGGGCGTCATGCTCGCGGTCGCGCGCCAGGCGGTCCGTATCCTCGACCAGCAGCCGGTCGAAATCGCCCGCGCCTGCGGACTCGAGCATGGCCAGCAGTCCGGGGCGGTTGGCCATGGCGGCGCCGCTGATCGCCGCGTCGCACCAGGTGGCGACGATGCTCCAGCCGCGCGCCTCGGCGTGGGCGCGGCAGACGGCGAACTGATCCTCGATCGAGCGTTCGTTCTGGCGATCGGAGCTGTAGCGGGCGTAGAGCGCGACGCGCATGGTCAGCCTTCGGGGTCGGCCTGCGCGGGCGTGGCGGCCTGGGAACGGGCGGCATAGTCCATGGCGGCCTGATAGCGCGCAAGAGCCTCCACGAGGGCGAGCAGCGGCGGGTGAACTCCGTCGATGCCCGGGCGCGGCTGGCGCTGGGTTTGGCGCTCCACGGACATCGTCAAAAACAGGCTCCAGACCGGTAATGCGTCTTGATTGATCGAAAGCGGCCATTGTCGATGACCGCCGCGCGCCAATACTGTTCACCTGGCCAGATGCGCGTTTCGCAGCGGGTGCAGACGTGGATCGCCCGCGCCACGGCATATCCCTGTGAAAGCGCGCGATCTTCCATCAGAACGGCCTGTGGCGCGGGGCTTTGCCGCCGCGAATGATCGGAGGCGGTCCGTCTTCGGGGGTGCGGATCGGTGAGCCCTGTTCGGGCGTGCGGGGCTGGAGCGCGGGTTTGGGTTTTGGAGGCTTTCCCATCACGCGCCGCCCTTCGGCGCCGCGAAAAGATCGTCCGGGGCCGGTCGCTGTTGGGTAGCGATCCAGGCCTCGGCCTCGCGCGCGGCGTCGATGTATTCACGCGAGGGCGTTTGCGTGACTTCCTGGCCGGGCTGGTAGCAACGCCAGATGCGACGACGGATCGCCAGCGGGAGCTTGTACCAGTGCGTCTTGCAGCCCCACATGGCCGGAGGAACCTGACGAGTGCAGCCGGTCCAGTGGCAGGTGTGGGTCCGGCTCTGACCCTGGGATTTGACGTAGGCAACCTTGTCGCTGATCGGCGTATCGGCCATCACAGAACCCCTTCCGGCGGACACTTCGCGGCCTCGATCGCCATGAAGCCCGGGCAGCGATCATCCAGGGCGGCGGTGCATGCCGTTCCATAGGTAGCCAGGGTAGCTTGGCACCGGTCACAGATCGTCGCGGCGCCCAGGGCGGCGACACGCCGGTTTCTTTGTTCAGTGGCCTCACGGGCCTTGGCCTGGGCGTCCTGAACAGTCGCCAGCCATGCGTCGATGTCAGCGACGCCGTGTTCCTCGCGAAGCGTCTGACGCAATTCGCCTAGCGGAAAACCCTCTTCATCGAAGGCGCTGCAGTAGGCCGCGGCCAGCGCCGCGCACCTCATGCAAAGCCGATAGCATTCGAAATGGCCTTCGACGCTGCCGGCCGTGTAGCTGTATTGCTCGCCCTTGGCGATTTCGCCGCCGCCTTCGGCGCAGGTGTAGGGCTTGGCCGCTTTGCGCGCCGAAATATTGATCCAGTCCCACATCACGCCGCCTCCAGCGTGGTCCGCGCCTCGGCCAGGGCGGCGGCGAGGCGTTCGCGGTCGGCGCCGCGCAGCCAGGCCCAGCCGAGCGGGCGCCAGCGGTCGGATGTCTCGTTGTGGGCGTAGACCTTGACCACGGCCAGGGGCTCGGCGCTCCCGCGCACCATCATGCGGTCGTTGCGCAGCTCCAGGGCGTCGTCGCCGCGGTCGCGGTGGATGCGCTCGGCCAGGGCCTTGAGGCTGGGGTAGGCCGTCGGCTTCTGGCCCGGCCGCGCGCTCGGCCCGAACAGGGCGTAGTCGGTTTTGATCATGGTTGGTCTCCCAAGGTTGGTGATGGCGGCCGTGCAGACCGGGCCGAGGCGTTCGGCGACGAAGGGGTTGAGGGGATGTGGGCCGACGATCGGCGTGTTGGGCATCACGCCCAGCCGATCTGTCGGGCGCATTCGGCGTGGTTCAGGACGCCGCGAAGCCGCGACTCCAGATCTTCCGGTGGCGTCCAGTTGAACAGGCGCTGACGGCCCAGGGCGGCGATCGGCGGCGCGAGCGGGCGCACCTTGTCGATCGTCCAGGCGAAGCGGCCGGCGGTGAAGTTTCCGCTGGCGAGGTCGGCAGCCGTCGAGCCGGCCGCGGCGCGCGCGGCGTCGGCGCAGCCGGTCAGTTCGCCGATGGCGACGATGGCGCCCAGCGGCATGGCGTCCGGCCAATGTTTGCCCCAAAGCGCGATGCAGAGTTTTTCGGGCGCGCCGGCAAGGTCCAGCTGCTTGGATGCCTGGATCGCGATGGGGCCGCGATAAGACGTCGCCCAGTGGCGCGTTTCATGGCGCTTGACGCCGAAAGCGATCAGCGATGCCCAGGGCTGCCAAAGCGAAATCGCCTTCATCTGTGTCGCGGTGTGTCCAAAGAGGTCGTTCAAAACAAGCTCCGAAGCCCGGGGTTGATCAGGAAAAGAGGGCCGCTCGGCGGGTGCGAGACCGGAGGCCACGAGCCCCGCCGAGCGGCCCTTAGTCAGCCGGAGCCGTCGCCGGAGCCGTAGCCGGAGCCGTAGCCGGAGCCGTCGCCGTAGCCGTAGCCGGAGCCGGAGCCGTAGCCGGAGCCGGAGCCGTAGCCGGAGCCGTCGCCGGAGCCGTAGCCGTCGCCGTAGCCGTCGCCGTAGCCGGAGCCGTAGCCGTAGCCGTCGCCGTAGCCGTAGCCGTCGCCGTAGCCGGAGCCGTAGCCGGAGCCGTAGCCGTAGCCGGAGCCGTAGCCGTAGCCGTCGCCGTCGCCGTCGCCGTCGCCGTCGCCGTAGCCGTAGCCGTCGCCGTCGCCGTCGCCGTAGCCGTCGCCGTCGCCGTCGCTGGAGCCGGCGCTACTCATGGACCGCCTCGAACGTCTCGCGGGCGGCCTCCGTCGTCGGGATGACCTCGATCGCCTCAGTGAGTTCGATCATGGGGAGGGCGACGGCGATGCGGCTGCCGGCCTTGGTCACGCCTTTGGTGGCGACTTCCGAGAGGGTGAAAGCGCCGTTCCACTTCCAGAGACGGCGGGCGTCCTTCAGCAGGGCGTGCTTGCCGTTGAGCGAGACCAGCTCGCCCAGGTGCACGCCAGCCGAGAAGGTCCGAACCACGACGTGCTGGCCGACGAAGGGCGAGCCGTCGGGATTGACGGCCAGCGCCGGCTTTGACGCGTGTTCGACTGCAGATTCGACCATGGAAATCTCCTGTGTTGGTCGGTGGGTAAAGGGGTTCAGGCTGGGTCAGCCTGGGCCTCGCCGAGGTCGAAGCCGCAGGCGTAGTTGACCGCGTAGGCGATCAGTAGGCCGATGGCCTCGGCGCGGGCGTCGCTGTTGTCGCGATGCACGTCGACGGTGCAGATTTCCTCGCCATTGGCGTCGTACACGCCGCCAGCGTTGTCGCCGGATCGCGCGGTCCATCGTCCGCCAGCGCCAAGTGTGGCCAGGACAACCCGAAGTTCCTCGCGGTCCGTGATGGGCGCTTCGATCAGCGCGCGCATGGCCTCAAGCGCCTTGGCGTCTTCGGCGGCTTGCGGATCTTCGTCGTCCTCAGCCTGAGCGCCGGCCGGCTTCACGGCCGGTTCGTCGGGGTTGAGGAACCTGGTCGCGTAGCGGCCGGTCAGGTTGACGATGTGGGCGGCCTGCCGCGCCTGCCACAGATCGTCGGCGTCGACGGCGTTCGGCGAGACGTTCCAGAGCCTCAGCCATTCGCGCCCGGCTTCGGTGATCGTGCCCAGCCAGCCGAGGCCGGCGCCCGGGTTGATGAAGGCGGTCAGGCGCGCGTCGTTCAGGGCCGAGCATTCGGCGGCCAGCCAGTATTGGCCGACGCGGGCGCCGCGGTAATCCTTGCCCGGGACGTCCACGCCGTCGTGGCAAATCTTGTGCGCCAGTTCGATCAGGACCAGGCGTTCCTTGGGGCTCAGGTCGGCCATGTCGCCGCTGAGCTTCGCCGCCAGGGCCTCGCTGAACGTCGCCTTGGGCCTCTCGGCCGGCGCGCGCTCGACCACTTCGGGCTTGCCTTCGCCGTCCAATGCCAGTTCCGCCGCCGGTTCCGGCGTCTTCACCGTCGGTATCAGCTTCAACGCGTCGTGAAGGGTCAGCTGGCCACTGGCGACCCAGCGTTGCGTATCGTCGTCCAGGCGCAGCAGGCGCCGGTGCTGCTGGACATAGGTCACCGACCGGCCGGCCAGCGCGGCGATCTCTTCGTTGCTGCGGCCGAGGTCGGCGAGGCGGTCGTAGCCGCGCCCGCGCTGGATGTGGTTCAGGTCGACGCGCTGTTCGTTCTCGATCAGCCCGGCCTCGATCGCGCGAGCTTCGTCGGTCACGGCCACGACCTGCAGGCGTTCGGTGTGGTCGGCGCTCCAGCGGCCGTCCAAGATCAAGAGGTCCCACGCGCGCCAGCGCCGCTCGCCGAACAGCAGTTGGTACTGGCCGCTCGCGTCCGGCTGGCGGACCTGGGGTTTGGACTGCAGGCCGTGCTCGAAGATGGAATCGGCCAGCCCCTCCAGTTCGGCCCGGTCGAAGCTGTCGCGGGCGTTGGCCGGATCGGGGACGATCTGGTCCCAGCGCAGGTTGGCGTAGCCGGCTTCCGCCTTCGCCGAGGCTTCGGCGGACGCGTCCGCTTTCGGGGCGATGTTGTCCGCGCGGTCCAGGGCCGCGACCGCGTCATGCCCAACATCGGTCAATGCCGGAAAGGCGGTCGGCTCGCCGTCCGGCTTGCCGATCAGGCCGGCGGCCTCCAGCAGCTTGAGCGACTTGCCGGTGTTGGAATCGTCGCGGCCGATGGCGAGCGACAGACCCTTGATCGTGGTGTGAGAGCCGCCGCGCAAGGCGCGCAGCAGGTCGGCATTGAGCACGACAAGGGCGGTCAGCGACGTCGTCTTGGGAAACGCTTGGGCGTTCATCGTTGCAGTCTCCGATGGGGTGAGGGCAGGCGGGGGTCGGCCAGGACGTCGGACGTGAAGCCGCCCACGCCGTCACAGAGGGCGCACTCGGGGCCGTCCGCGTCGCACAGCGGGCAGTCGGTCCAGAGGCCGACCACGTCGTCGGTCAGGGCGTCGGGTGCGTCGAGGGCGATGGCGAGGCTCACGACCCCGCCTCCGCCGCCAGCTTGGCCAGCCCGGCGCCGATCTCGGCCGCCGTCAGCCCCTGCCAGACGACGGCGAGGCAGACGGTCGCGCCCGGCGCGCGGGTTTCGCTGATCGACACGCGGCCCAGGTCCAGCGCCTCGGCGAACACCTGATGCGCTTCGCGACGCACCTGGCGCAGGATTTCGCCCAGCGCCTGGCGCAGGGTCGGGCCATACAGGGTCTGTCCGCCCAACTCGCGGGCGCTGACCATGGCGGTGTAGCGGACGCTGATGACGCGGCCGGGTCGGACATGGCCGGTCATCAGGCTTGGCCTTCCGGCTCGACGTCGCCAAGCCTCAATTCGGCGAGCCGCGCCTTGGCGCCGGCGAGCATGACGTCCAGCACCGCTTCGTCGCCGCCGAGGCGTATGCAGAGAAGGGCCACGCCTACGATCAAGCTTTCGGCGGCGATCATCAGTTCGACGCCGCCGCCGCCTGCCAGCAGGATCGGCCCGGCGAGCGCCTTAAGCGCCGGCGTCATGGCTGCGTTGTGGGCTTCGGCGGGAGTAACCATCACAGCTTCTGGGCCGCAGCCCAGACGATCACCGCGCCGATGATCAAGGCCAGCGCAAGGCCGATCAGGAGGCCTTCGAAGGCGGCGCTGGCGGCGTCGCGGACGGGGGAGAACGCGCCGCGGGGGGCGTTCCAGTGGCGGACGGTCCGGCGGTCCGGGACGCACGGCGTGCGTGGGGATTGAGGGGTGTTCGGGGGCACTTGACGCTCCTGATCCGGTCCGGCGCGAGTCGCCGTGCGTCGCAAGAGGTGGTCAGTTTGCAAATATCGTCAATAGCCGATTTGCATATATCGTTATCTCGCCGATTTGGTTTTGCACCTCGAACGTGCCAGCATTCCGTTACCTGATAGGGGATTGGCCGCCATGGAATGCGAGTTCTGCAAGGAGCCTATGAACGACGACGCTGTGATCTGCCCACACTGTAGGCGCGAACCATCGGCCATCTTGGCTGCAAAACGGCAACGTCGGGTCGGCTGCGGTTTCGTCGTTGTTGGCGTTGTCGCCGCGGCGCTAATCGGTTTGGTTGCCTTGGGCAATGCAGACCAACGAACCCCGAGCCAGCGCGCCAAGGCGGCGTGCGACGAACAGTTTCCCTATGACACCGAAGCCTCGCAGACGTGTCAGATCAAGCTGTTGGCCGGATCGCTTTTGCGCCAACAGGATGAACAGCAGGAAGCCGCAAAGCGGGCCGCCGGCCTTTAGCCGACGCCAAATGTCGACCCGACCACGGCGTCCAGCCCCGCGGCTTCCCGGAGCGGAACGCGGATGTCGGTTTTTTCCTTCGGGTTCAGCTGGGTCAGGAACAAGGTCTGTTCGTCCTGGCCCGCGTAGAACTTGACGATGGCCTCACCGCTGGTCAGGCGGATGACGCACAGTTGCCCCTTCAACGGTCTCCGGTTGCGGATGGCATAGCCGACCTCGCCGTCGTTCAGGCGCGGTGACACGCTGTCGCCGAAACAGATGAAGGCGTAGGCCTGCCGCGATCCGCGTTGCGCCGGGTGGATCGGAACGACGCCGACCCGCGCATCCTCGTTGATCCGCAGCGATGCTCCGGCGGCGTTGGCGTATCCGAACAGTGGGACCGAATCGGCCGTGTCCGTCAGGTTAGGCGCGACAGGATCTTCGCTCGGGTGCGCAGCCACCAGTTCGCGCAGGGCGTCCATTTCATCGCTGATCACCTTGCGGCTGCCGGTGCTCATGCGGCTCACGTCGTAGTGCTGGTACGAGCGGCCGAGCCGCCGCGTCAGATAGTCCGCAACTTCTTTTTGGGTGCGTCCGGATGCCTCAAGGAGGGCGATCACCTCCTTATTGGGGGTCGTTTTTCCGGGTTTTGGAGCGCGCGTCATGCCTCCACTTTTTGCAGGGAATGCAAAACTTGACGATTGACGGGTTTTGCAAATCAGCGGAACCGGGTTTTGCATAGTCTGCAAATGGCCAAGGTTGGCGATGAACGCAACGAAAAAGATGGACGCCTTCGGGATGAAGGCTCTGGAAGCGGCGACGGGGCGCAACCTGGTCACGCTCTATCGTTGGCGGCGGGCGTTGCTGGACGGCGGCTCGATCAGCGACCGCAACAAGCGCGCCCTGATCGACGCGACCCGTCAAGCCGACCAGCCGCTGAGCCTCGCCGACTTTTATCCGCAGGAACTTAGCGGGGCGCCGGCGAACGGCGCGCAAACATCGGAGCCGGTGCAATGAGCGCTTTTACGCACTATGGGCCACGCCCTTGCGGTGATCAGGGTGACCGCCAGCCGACGTCCGACGAAGACCTTCAGGTCACCTGTCCGCAATGTCGGCGAGTGAACGGATTTGCGCTGAAAACGCTGACCGATGGAACGCAAATCTATCCGGGCCACACTGAGAAGCGCCCGGACGGCCAGCAGAAGGACTACGTCGTCCTTTCTGAGAGCGAGCGCGCCAAGGGCTTTGTGCGACCCTACCGCGACGCCTACAGGCATCTGAAATGCGGCGGTGTCACAACGATGGGCCGCGCACTCTCTGAGACCTACGCCCGCGATCCAGACTTCTACAGCGGGACCTTCTGTTGCGATTGCGGCGCGCACTTCCCCGTCGGAGATGATGGCGAGTTCGTCTGGATAGCTGACGGCCAACGGGTGGGAACATGACCACCAAGCGCTCCCCGCTCAGTCAACTAAAGGCGCAGGCCGACCGAATCGCCGCCACGATCAAGGCTGCCGAGCGAGGCGACAAGATAGACGCGCCGTTCGCACGGAAGATTGCCGAGGCCAGAACCAGGGAGAGTTTCAAAGTCGGCGTGGTGATGGACGACAAAGTCATCACCATCGACATGCCGTGGACGACAATCCGCTGCACGACCGAAGCGGGGCTTGCCGAATGGGTGCTCGACCAGATGCGAGAGGCCCGCGATGTCTCCAACTGATCACCGCCAACATCATGCTCGCAACCGCACGCCGGTTCCGACCGACAAGGACCTGGAGCTGTGGCGGCGGCTGATCGCGCGGGCCAACAAGATGGCGCGGGCGCCGTTGAGCAACGCGCTCGCGCTGGACGGTGCGGCGCGCAGGGCGGCCAAGGCCGTCATGCCTGTCGGGCATCAGACCGTCGACAGCCCGTTTCACCAGCTCGTGCTGTTGGCCGGCGCATGGCTGGTCATGCCGCTTGATGCTGCCCGCGAGCTAGGCGCGGCGCGCCTGCAGCGCCTCGCCGCCGAGTGCCAGGCGATCCTGACCGCGCCGCCGCCTGAGCGGCGAACGCGCGCCGATATCGACGGGTGAGCAGCATGCGGGGGGAACAGATCAGATTGGGCGGCGAGCGGCCCAAGCGCATCGACCTGGATGCGGGTGACCGGGGGGGGCTGCGGGAGTGGCTCGAATACGTCGTGGAAACGGCGATCGCGGCGCTGGACTACCTCGACGAGCCGTTCACGGATCTTGAAGACGGCGACGATGAGGGCGCGCGATGAGTGACCTTCGCAAGGGCCTCGGCGCCCAGAGCGGCCATCACCGGATCGAGATCGGCGCATGCGTCGTCCTTGGCGCTGGATGGCGGGTCGCGCTGCTGTTCGAGGGCCAGCTGATCAGCATGTCGCCGGCCAAGGCGCGGCGGTTGGCGCGGGGCTTCGAAACCCCGGAGGCGGCCGTCGCCGGCGTCGGCTGGGTCGCCGACTCGCTGCGCCAGTTCGCCGACCAGGTCGAGGCCGCGACGGCGGTGAAGCACTGATGCCGACAGAGAAGGACGATCCCATCATGTTCTACAGCGGCATTAAGGTCGCTGATCGGCCTGCCACCGCGCCTAGGTTCGTTCGCCCGGATTTGCTGGAAGGCGATATCCAGGAATGTCCGCGGAGTGGTCGCCGAGACGTTCGGAACCCCGTGCTTGGGCTTAGCGCCGCCAAGCGCATCCTGGCGCTTTCACCTGACGTTCGCGACCTCCTGGCCGACCTATTGTTTGAGCTGGCGCGGGACTGTCAGGAGCGCGCGCAAAAGTGCTGGCGCACGCACAAGGCTCCGATGGCCGTCTATTGGAAGGCGGTCGGCGTCTACGCCAAGCACATCGGCCGAGCGGTGCGGGCGTGATCCTGATCCCCGAAATCAAAACCGTTCTGATTCTCGTCCCGCGCACCGGCAGCGGATCGCTGCGGCGCGCAGTCATGGCGGCTTATCCCGAGGCGATGCTGATCTATCGGCACATGGAGGCCGATGGCGTTCCGCACGGCTATGACCATTGGGCCAAGGTTGGCGTGATCAGGAATCCCGTCGAGCGGCTGTGGTCGCTCTACAAGTTTCTGCGCAACTTCGGCGGCGACCATGATCCCGCCTATATCGCGGCAATGCGGGCGTCCGCGCGGCGATCCTTCAGTAGCTGGGTCACCGAAAACGAGGTGGTTTTCACAAGCCCCTATGACCGGAGCGGGCGCGGGCGGTTTTTCCCTGGCTTCACCGTGCGGCATCCGCTGCCAGAGAATCGCAAAAGCCAGCAAATCTATCTGCGCCCCGATCTCGGGACCGAGATCATTGCCTATGAAGATTTGGAATTATTGGCCGATCGGCTGTCCGTGGTCCTGGATTCGAACCGCAGCAATGTCACGCCGACCGACGCCGCGCCGGACCTCGACGCCGACGCCGCGCGATATCTCCAGACATGGTTTGCCTGGGATTTCGAGACGCACGCGCGGACGTGGTATCGCTGATGCGCTCCCCCGACCACAAGGCGATCATGGCGTCGCGCCTGGCGCCCGACGATGACACCGACTTTTTCCCGACGCCGCCCTGGGGCGCGCGCGCGGGCGCCGAGATCATCCGGCGGATCGATCCGGCGGCGCGGACGGTGTGGGAGCCGGCTTGCGGGGCCGGCCACATGGTCCACGGGCTGAGCGACTATTTCGAGCGCGTCTATGCGTCCGACGCCTATGATTACCAGTGGGGCCATCGGCTGTTCGACTTCATCGATCCAAGCCTGCGGGCGCCGATCGTCGCCGACTGGATCATGACCAATCCGCCGTTCGACACGAAGGTCGAGCCGTTCATTCGGCTGGCCTATGCCCGCGCGCGGCGCGGGGTGGCCGTGCTGTTGCAGTTGCGGGCGCTGGAGGGGCAAAAGCGCTTCCGGCTGTTCGACGAAATCAAGCTGACCGCCTTCGCGCCCTTCGCCGAGCGGCTGGTGATCCTGAAAGGCCGCTACGATCCGACCCGGACCACGGCGACGGCCTACGCCTGGTACTTCATCCGCAAGCCGGTAGCCGGGTTCGAACTGCCGGACCATGAAGGCCTGCGCATGCCGATCCCGCCGGGAACCCAGGCGCGACTGACGCGCGCGAGTGATGCGCGGTTCGCGGTGTCGGCATGAGGAGTTGGACGGTCGCGGCGTTGACGGACGGCGAGCGCACCTGGGGGCTTGCCGATGTCCTGGCGCTTGAGGCCGAGAACGCGCGCCTTCGGGGCCTGATTGGCGCGCCGGAACTGGCCGACTTCACAACCGGCGTGGTGCTTGAGGCGGCCCATCAGCGGCTGCGCTGGGGATCGGAACATGACGCGGGTAAGACGGCGGCGGACTGGTTTTGGCTGCTGGGTTATCTGGCCGGCAAAGCCCTCGCCTCGGCGATGTCTGGCGACACGGACAAATTGCTTCACCACTGCATTTCCAGCGGCGCCGTCCTTGCGAACTGGCACGCCCAGGCGAGCGGGCGAAACCCCGCAATGCGCCCCGGAATCGATACGCCGGAGGTCGATGTATGACCTTGCGCCCGAATCTTGGCCCGCTGTTCGACAAGGCGCGCGCCGACGCCGATCTGGAGAAGGTCGGGGGTGTGAAGCTGTATGGCGGTGGCCAGCAGCGGCGCGGGGAATGCCCAATCTGTCACGCCTCCAAGGGCAAGAAGGCCGGCGGGGCGTTCGCGGCTTGGCCGAAAACCGCACGCTGGCATTGCTACAGCTGCGAGCGGTCCGGCGACGTTGTCGACCTGGAACACATCCTGCGCAGCCGCGGCGATGAGACGCTGAAGGATGCGGCCGAACGGCTGGTCGGGACGAACTGGGCCAATCAGCCGGCGCCCGTCGCCGGGCCGCGCGTGTCGTCGTCGGCGCCCGATCCCGCCGACACATGGAAGCTCGATCTGGCCCGCGCGCTGTGGCTGGACAGCCGCCGAGCGCCGGGAACGCCGGTGGAGACCTATCTGCGCGCGCGCGGGATCGCCGGGTGGGTGCTGGACAAGGCGCTGGGGCGGCTGCGCTACCATCCGGCGGCCTATCACCATGGCGGACCCGGGCGCGAGGTCTGTGCGCCGGCGATGATCGGCCTGGTCAAGGTCGGGGCGGGCGCGACGGGCGGCGTGCATGTGACCTATCTGCGGCCGGATGGACGCGGCAAATCGGCGCTTGATCCGGCAAAAAAGATGTGGGGTCCGCAAGGGCTGGACGGCGCGCCCGGCGGCGTCTGGCTGACCTCGGTGAACGACAATGCCGGCCCGTTGATCGTGGCCGAGGGGATCGAAAGCGCGCTGTCGGCGGCGATGCTGATCGGCGGCGAATGCCGGATCGCCGCGGCGCTGTCGCTGGGGCATCTGCAGGGCGGATGGGTGCTGGACGCCTATGGCCGGCTCGATCCGGACTGTGTGCGCGGCGATCCGGAACGGCCGCCGTTCCTGTGGGCCGCGCCGGCGGATCGGCCATGGAAGAGCGTCGTGATCGCCGTCGACCGCGACATGAAGCCGGTCAGGGTCAAATGCCGCAAAGCCGCCGGCGGCACATACCAGCGCGCCCTGACGGCGGACGAGCGGGCGCGGATCTGCGCCGCCCTGGCCGAAGACGCCTGGCGCCGGATCGGCACGCACGCCGTGCGTTCGATCGCGCCGGCGGCAGGGCGGGATTTCAACGATGAACTGTGCGCGCGGATTCGCGACGGGTGGAGTGTCGCGGCGTGAGCGTTTGGCCACTTTTTGAATATTCGATCGACGAGTTCGACGGCGTGACAACGGCCGCGACCCGCCAGAAGGCGGTATGGGCCTTGTTTCAGGGCTATCGGGAGTCGGTCTGGCGCATCGATTTCGGCGAGTTTCTGCGGGTGCTGAAGATCAAGCGCCGCGTCAAGCCGCTGTTTGACGACGGCTATGGGTCAGTGCGCCGGCAGTACGGGGTGAATCCGCACATCGGGCAGCGCATCCGCCTGATCAACGAAGGCTCTCAGCCCGGCAAGGAAGGCAACGTCATCTATCCGGGACGGAGCACATGCATGGTGCACGTCGCCTATGATGACAGCCCTCATTCGGTGATCGTTCACCCGATGAATGTGGAGCTGCTGCCTTGAGCGCGGACGGTTCCTTCGATTTCGCGCCATCGGTCACGCCGGAAGAGCTGGCCAAGTTCGATCTGAACGACTTCGGCAACGCCATGCGGCTGATCCGGCTGATGGGCGGGATTATCGACGATGATGGGACAGTCAATGTCGCGCGCTCGACGCTGCTCTACCAGCTCGGCCTGGGGTGGGTCGGCTACAACGGCCGGTTCTGGGACCGCAAGTTCGGCGAGCAGCTGGCGCGGCGCGCGGCGCACCAGGTGGGGCAAAAGGTCCGCGGGCTGCTCGACCTGATCAAGGACAAGGGACTGACGCCGAAAGACGCGATGAAGTTCATCGACGGGTGCGGCTCGCGCGGCGGGACCTCGGCGATGCTGGGGCAGGCCGAACCCTATCTGACGGTGGAAATCGACGATTTCGACGGCCAGCCGATGACGCTGAATTGCCGCAACGGGACCGTCTGGTTGTTGAACGACGCTGGCGGCTTTCGCGCGGATCTTCGCCCGCACGACCCGGCCGACCGGATCACCCGCTATATCGACGTGGATTTCGACCCGGCGGCTGTGGCGCCGCTGTTCGTGGCGACGGTGGAAACCTCGCTGCCCGACCCGGAGCGCCGCGGTTTCTTTCATCGCGGGCAGGGCTATTCGACCACGGGCCATGTGCACGAGCAGGTGATGTTCATCTGTCAGGGCCTCGGCCGCGACGGCAAGTCGACGATCCTGGACGCCATCCGCGAGACCGTGGGCGGCTATGGCGCGGTCGGCAGCGTGGCGACCTTCCTGGACACCGGCCAGCGCAGCGCCGGCGACGCCTCGACCGATATCGTCAAGCTGGCCGGCGACATGCGCATGGTGGTGCTGAGCGAGCCGCCGCGCGGATCGAAGCTGAACGAGGGGCTGCTGAAGGCCTGGACGTCGGGTTCGCCGATCACCGCGCGCGAGCTGCGGGAAAAGCCGTTCGATTTTCGCCCTTGCGGCAAGCTGTGGATGGAATGCAACGCGCTGCCGGTGGCGCGCGGCGACGATGACGGTCTGTGGCGGCGGATTCACCCGATCGTGTTCGATCACCAGATGGACGTCGCCGACGTCGACAAGCTGTTGCCGAAGAAGCTGCTGGCCGAGCGCGCCGGGATTCTCAATTGGCTGATCGCCGGCGTCGGCGACTGGTTGGCCCAGGGGCTGAAACCGCCGGAAAGCGTCACCCAGGCGCTGGATCAGTACCGCAAACTGTCCAGCCCGTTCGGCGACTGGCTTACCGAGCGCTGTCTGTTCGGACGGTCGGCCGAGGGCGAGCGGACGCTCGTGAAGGAGCTTTACGCCGACTACAAGGCCTGGGCCGAGGATCAGGGCCACGACAAGCCGATGAGCCAGCGCTCCTTCGGCGACGCGCTGCATCAGCGCCAGGTGATCCTGGCGGGCAAGAATTCGGTCGGGCTGAAGTATCGCGGGCCGATCCGGCTGAAGACCATCAACGAACGCATGGCCGACCAGGAAGCCGCCGAATTGCAGGCTGTGCGCGCCGGCGGCTTCAAGGTCGGGCTCGATCTGGACGCGGCGCTGGAGCCTGGAAGTTACGAGCCGGACGAAGACGAGGGCGGCGCGTGATGGGCGTGCAACTTCGTGCAACGGACATTGACGGACAGACGGACATTCGGCGTCCGGGTTTCACCCCGCGCGCGCCTGACCGGCGGCGAAAACGGACGGTGGATTGTCCGTGGCCGCGCCAGTGTCCGTCCGCCAAGCCTTTGACTTTACAGCGGGAACGGACAGTCCGGACAGTACGGACACTGTTCCGGTGTGGAGGATGAAGGCGGCCGTCATGCACGAAGTATGCGGGGCGTCATTGTCCGTTTGTCCGTTGGGTATGGTTGGGGGTTAGGTGATGGGTTTTGTTGAAAGACAAAAAGAAGAATCCCTTACGGATCACTTGATCCGCAATGCCGATGCGTTGGGGCTGGACGACGCACAGCGTGCGCGGCTGGATGAGGCGTGGCGGCTGCAGCATGCGGTCGGCGGCCATTGGGATCGCCACGCCGCCAGCGTGATCGCGCTGGAAGTCCAGCAAGGCTTGGACGCAGGCGTAGACGCTGCCGCCAAGGCCCGCGGCGAAAAGGTGGCGCGCTTCAACGACGCCGGCGCGCGGCGGATCAAGTCCCGCGACGGTCTGGCGGCGCTGTTCGAGAGCGGCGCGTTGACGTCGTCGGCCTACTTTGCTGGCCACGCCTATCGCCTGCTGTTCGAAACCGCCGGCACAGGCGCTGGCCTGGGCTCGCAATTGGAGGAACGCGTTCGCGCGCCCAGTGGCTCAACGCATGGCGCTGTGGCTGCCGGCCTGTTCCGCGCCTATGCCGGCGTTCGCCTGACCGCCTTCGACCGTGCGATCGTGCGGGCGGACAAGACCGGCCGTGCGCTGACCGCTGTGCGTCTGATCGCTGGCGAAGGCCAGACGCTGAGCAGCCTCGCGCCGGGCGGGACGGTCAAGCAACGCTGGCGTGGTGCGCTGATCCTCGGCCTGGGCGTGGTTGCCGCGGGCGTCGCCGATCCAAGGTGCTTGCGAATCAGGGACTGATGAGTTCATACAAAGGACCAAGCGTTGAACTGCGCCCGACAACCCGCCCGACCCCAGGTCGCGGCGGGTTTTTCGTGCCCGATCAACCCCTTAGCGGCTGAAAAGGGTCCTTACCAGGCACCCCGGCGCCATGCGGTGGGGCAGAGCGCTCAATCGGTTTGGTCTGAGCGGTTCAAGCATTATGAACGCCGTGAACTCGCTGATGAGCCAATCGGAGTTCGCGGCGCATCGCGGCGTGGGCAAGTCGGCCGTCAGCAACTGGAAAAAGGCGGGACTGGTCGTTTTCGCGGAAGGGGAGGGCGGCCTTCTGCTGGTCGACGTCCAGCGGACGAACGCCAAGCTGAACGCCAAGCTCGATCCGACGCGGGGACGGCCGGCGCTGGGCGCGAAGCAGCCCGGGCTGGAATTTGACGCGCGGCCAGATCGCGGCGACCAGCTGGGCGACGTGCGGCTTGAGCTGATCAAGGCTCAGACCACGTCCAAGCAACTGGACAACGCCCGGCGGGCCGGGGACCTGGTCCCGCTGGCCGAGGCCGAGCGGAAAATGGCCGAGATGGGACGCCTGGCGCGCGAGCGCATGCATTCCGTCGCCCGCTCCCTGGCCGAGCGCCTGGCGGCGGTCAGCGAACCGCGGGTGATCGCCTCGCTGCTGGGCGCCGAGATCGATCAGGCGTTCGGAGAATTGGCCGACCAGGTGGACGGCGGCGCGCTGGACGACGGCGAAGACGCCGCCGAAACCACCCTGGAGGCCGACGCAGGCCCGGACGAGACGTGAAGCCCTTCGATTACGCGGCGTTCGGCTCAGCCGCACCCGCGCTCGAAACCAACACCCGGCGTCTGAACCACGCCGCGTCGTCCGGCCTGCGTCCACCACCCCGCATCAGCGTCGCCGAGTGGGCGGCCAAGCATCGCCGCTTTCCCGACGACAGCGCCTATCCGGGCCGCTGGCGGCACGAAACCGCGCCCTACCTGGTCGAGATGATGGAGGCCCTCTCCGAATTCGACCCCTGCGAAGAGCTGGACTGCATGAAATGCTCCCAATCCGGGGGCACAGCAGCCATCGAAAACTGGCTGGGATCGATCGGAGACGTCGCGCCGGGGCCGGCCATGTACGTCCAGGCGACCTTCCGCGCGGCCCTGGACTGGGCGGCGGAGAAGTTCTGGCCGATGGTCGAGGCCACGCCGCGGCTCGATCCGTCCCGCAACGGCCTGGTCAACCCGCAATCGGGCGGCGATCCGAACCGGTCGACCAAGTTCAAGGTCAATTTCCGCCGCGGCGGCTTCCTTCTGCTGGCCGGCGCCAACTCGGCGGCGTCGCTTCGCCAGCGCACGGTGCGCTATGCGGTCGAAGACGATCTTGACCAGCACCCGGACGACCTGGACGGCCAGGGCTCCCCGGAATCGATGATCGACAGCCGGCTGAAGGTCTACCGCCGCAAGGGCCTGTCGAAACGGGCGAAGATCTCCACGCCGACCATCAAGGGCGCATCCAAGATCGCCGCCGCGGTCGAAACCAGCGACAAACGGCGGTTCTACCTCAAATGCCCGGGCTGCAGCGGCCGTTTCGACCCCGTCTGGAGCGACATCATCTGGCCCGAAGGCCGTCCCCAGGACGCCTATCTGACCGCCCCGTGCTGCGGGAGCGTGATCGAGCACTGGCAAAAGGGTGATCTGTCCCTCTCGGACGGCTGGCTGAGCACCGAAATCGAGGGCGAAAGCGCCCCGCGCCACCTGTCCGAAACTGATTTTAAGGCCTGGCGCGCCCGCATGCCGCTCAGCCGCAAGCGCGGTTTCGTCATCACCGGCCTGATCAGCGCCTTCCAGACCTGGGCCGACATGGCGCTGGCCTTCAAGGCGGCCCAGGGCGACCTGAACAAGCTGCGCGCCTGGACCAACCTGGACCTGGGCGAACCGTTCGAACTCAAGGGCTCGACGCCCGATTACGACAAGCTGAAGGGCCTCAAGGAACAGCACTGGGGACGCGCCCAGCCGCCGGTCGGCCCGCTGGCCGCCACCATGGGCGTCGATGTCCAGGGCGACGGCCTCTATTACGAAAAAGTCGGCTGGGGCGAGAACGCCGAGAGCTGGTCGCTCGACGCGGGCTTCCTGCCCGGCCACACCGACGTCCCCGGCGAGGGCGCCTGGACCCAGCTGGAACAGGTCGCGCGCGCCCCGGTCACCTATCCCGGCGGACGCACCTATCCGCTGGACTGGATTTGCGTCGACGCCGGCTATCACACGGCCGCGTCAGAGGCGTTCTGCAAGGCGCATCCGAACCGTCTGGCCGTGTTTGGCCGCGCCGGATGGACCCTCCCGGTGCTCGGCCGCGGCGAAAACCTGCGGTATGAGCAACAGGGCAAGAAAACCGGTCAGGCGTCGAAGAAGAGCCAGGACAAGGCCTACATCGTCGGCACCTACGGCGTGAAACTGGCCTTCTACGGCTATCTGCGCTCGACCATCGCGGCTTGCGCCGAGGAACTGGCCAACCAGAGCGCGGTCCACGCGCGCGGTCGCTGCCACTTCAGCCGCGACGCGCCGGACGACTGGTTCGAACAGATCACCGCCGAAACCATCCAGGTCACGACGGTCAACGGCTATCCGCGGCGCGAGTGGAAGCCCCTGCCGGGCCGTCAGAACCACTGGCTCGACTGCCGGGTCTACAATCACGCCGCGGCTGAGCGTCTGTTGCTCGAAACCCTGACCGAAAACCAGTGGGCCGCGCTTCGAACCGAACGCTACGGTCCGGCCGACCCGGTCCAGGGCGACCTTCTTAGCTCCCTCGACGCGCTCGGATCTTCGATCGCGCCGCCGGCGTCCCAGGCCACGCACGCCGTGCGTGAAGAAACACCCGATCCCGCCGCCGTTCCCGCCCGCGAAGGCTGGATCGACGCCGGTGAAGACTGGATTTGAGGGCTCACCATGCCGGCTCCGGACTATGCCGTCGAAATCGCCGCGCTCGAGGACGCCGCGGCGTCCGGCGAGCTGCGCGTGCAGACCAATGGCGACATCGTCATCTATCGCAAGATGGAAGAACTGCTGCGCAGCCTTGACTACTACAAGGCCAAGGCCACGGCCGCGCTGCCGGCCTGTCAGTCGCCGTCCAACGTGACGGTCGCCGCCTTCAGCCACGACTGACCCGAATTCCCATGGCCACAGACCTGTCGGGAGACCTTGGGCGCTGGATCGACAGCCTGATCGAGCCGTTTTCGCCCGCCCTGGCGCGGCGCAGGCTGGCCGAACGGCTGGCCCTGACCACGGTGCGCCAGTACGACGCCGCCGATTCCGGCCGGCGCACGAACGGCTGGCGCCGCCCGGCGACCTCCGCCGACCGAGAAATCCGCGTCGCGCTGGTCCGCTTGCGCAACGGCGCCCGCGAACTGGTCCGAAACAACCCCGTCGCCTCGGCCACGGTCAAACAGATCGTCGCCAACATGGTCGGCGACGGCATCACCATCACGGCCAAGCATGCCGACCCGGTCATCGCCCAAAAGGCGCAGGCCGCGTGGGACGGCTGGGCCGAAAGCAAGGTCGACGGCGTACAGGATTTCTACGGCGTCCAGAAAATGACCGCCCGTTCGGTGATCGAGGGCGGCGATACGCTGTTGTCCTGGGGTCCCGACGCGGACGGTCCGGACGGCTTCATTCGCGGCCTGGAGGGCGATTTTCTCGACCATCTGCGCATGGATGAGCGCCTGGGCGCGGGCCGCACGGTGCAGGGCGTCCGTTTTGACGCCAACGGCGTGCCGGACGCTTTCTGGCTCTACGACCGCCATCCCGGCGACTATGGCGGCTATGGCCAGTCGCGGCTACATCCCGCCGCCGACATCGACCACGTGTTCGAGCGTCTGCGCTGGGGCCAGACCCGGGGCGTATCCTGGTTTGCGCCGGTCGCCCTGGCCATGCGCGACATCGGCGACTACGAAGACGCCATCCGCATGAAGCGCAAGGTGGAAGCCTGCCTTGCGCTGGTGTTGACGCCGCAGGACGGCAACCCGGGCTCGCCGCTCGCCGCCCAGGAAACCAATCCCGACGATCCCAAGCGCCCGGCGATCGAGACGCTTCGCCCCGGCATGATCTTCCGCACCCGGCCGGGCGAGACCGTCAGCACCATGAACCCGTCGTCCGCCGGCGGCGAGAGTGAGTTCCTGCGCCAGTCCCTGATGCAGGTTTCCGCCGGGCTGGCGCCCTATCACATGATCTCCGGCGACGCCCTGGGGACCAACTACACCACCCTGCGCGCGGTCCAGCTGGCCTTTTGGTCGAACCTGGACGACTGGCAGCAGAACATGATGATCCCGCAGGCCTGCGCGCCGGCCTTCATGCGCCGAATGCGCCGCCTGGCGCTGGAAACCGGCGAGCGGCGCTTCCTGCAGGTGACCGCCGACTACGCCGTCCCGGCGCGGCGGCTGCTGGACCCGGCCAAAGATCTGCTCGGCGAGGAAATCGAGGTCCGCGCCGGCTTCAAGACGATGAAGAAGGCGCTGTCCGAACGCGGCGTGAACTGGCGCGACCAACTCGACGACATCGCTGAGTTCAACCAATACGCCGACGGCAAGGAAGTCATCCTCGATACCGACCCGCGCAAGATCACCGATCTTGGCGTCCTGCAGCTCGGCGCCGCCGCCCAAACGGCAGGAACCGCCGACCAGACCTCCAACAAGGGCTGATTTTCATGACCAGAGCCATGCCAGCCGCGACGGGCGACCGTCGCGGCCCTCCGGATTCGCGCGGAAACCGCGCCGTCGATTTCAGCATCACGCCGGACAGCTACGACGCCGAAAAACATACCGTCGACGTCGTCATGTCGATGGGCTCCCCGGTCCAGCGCTGGTTCGGCATCGAACAGCTGTCGATGGACCCAAAGACGGTCGATCTGTCCCGCGTCGTCATGGGCCAGTGCAAGGTTCTCGACACGCACGATGGCTCAACCATCGGCTCGATCATCGGCAAGGTTCTCACTGCGTCCATCAAGTCCGGCGAACTCGGCGGAACGCTCCAGTTCGCCCAGACCACGATCGGCCAGGAAGCCGAAGGCATGGTCGCCCGCGGCGAACTGAGCGGCATTTCCATCGGCTACCTGGTCGCCGTTTGGCGGCTGATCGCCATGGACGACGTCGGCAACGAAACCTGGGAGGCGGCCGAATGGTCGCTCCTGGAAGTCAGCTTCTGTTCCACTCCCGCCGACCCGAACGCCGGGGTTCGGTCTGCGGTCACAGCTATTGCTCCCGCGCTCACCCCTGAACCTGAGGACCCCGACATGAATCGGAATCTGCCTGCCGGGGCGCCCGCCCCCGCCGTTGTTGAACCCGCGCCGGCGCCTGCCGTCCGCGCTGCCGAGCCCGCTCCGGCTGCCATTGCGGCTGTCCCCGCAGTCATCGATCCGGCCGCCGTCCGCATGGATGCGGCCGAAACCCTGACCTTCGCCGAGGACGCCGCCACCTTCGGCATCCCCGCCGACCAGGTCCGCACCATGGTCACCACCATGACCCCAGTCGACGCCCGCGGCGCCCTGCTTCGCGCCGCGGGCGACAGGCAACGCGCGACCTCGCCCAACCCCGCCGCGCTCAGCTCGGTCCAGATCACCCGGGACGAACGCGACACCGCGCGCGACTTGATCAGCTCCGCGCTGTTGCACCGCTTCCGGCCCAAGAACGAGCTGATCGCGGGCGCCGGCGACTGGCGCGGCATGTCCCTGCTGGAAATGGGCCGCGCCAACATGGAGGCCAACGGTGAGAAAACCCGCGGCCTCGGCCGGCGCGAACTGGCCGGCATGATGATGTCCCGCGCGTCGTCCACGTCCGACTTCCCGGCCATCCTGGCCAATGTCGCCAACAAGACCCTGCGCCAGGGCTATGACTCATCGCCCCAGACCTTCAAGGCCTGGCAGCGTCAGGTCACCGCCTCCGATTTCAAGCCGGTCAACCGGGTCCAGCTCGGCGGCGCACCGTCGTTCCTGCTGATCCCGGAAGGCGGCGAATTCAAGACGGGCGCGGTCGGCGACGCCAAGGAAGTCTATTCGCTGGCCACCTACGGACGGCGTTTCGCCATCACCCGTCAGGCCCTGATCAACGATGACCTGGACGCCTTCACCCGCCTCCCGGAAATGATGGGCCGGGCGGCGGCGGACTTCGAATCCGACGCGGCCTATGTCCCGCTGATCACCAACCCCAACATGGGCGACGGCAACGCCATCTTCTCCAGCGCCCACGGCAATCTCGCCGGGTCCGGCGGGGCCATCGTCCAGGCCACCGTCCAGGCCGGCGAAATCGCCATGTCCAAACAGGTCGGCCTGGAAGGGCGTCTGATCAACGTGCGCCCGGCCTTCATGATCGTGTCGTCCAAGAACAAGGTCCCCGGCCAACAGCTGCTGACCGCGATCCAGGCTACGGCGACCGGCAACGTCAACGTCTACGCCGCCGCCTTCAGCCTGGTTGTCGAGCCGCGCCTTAACCGCGCGTCCGGCGCCGAGCCGTGGTGGCTGGTCGCCGACTACAACGCCGTGGACACCGTCGAATACGCCTATCTCGAAGGCGAAGACGGCGTCTTCCTCGACGAGCGCATCGGCTTCGAAGTCGATGGCATGGAGTTCAAGGCCCGGCTGGATTTCGCCACCAAGGCCATCGACTGGCGCGGCATGTACCAGGACCCCGGCGTCTAACCCTCCCCCCGGACGCCGTCACTGGCGGCCAGCGCGTCCCCAACGCGCCGGCCGCGCTTTCCCCCTCAAAATTTCATCTGAAGGCACAAGGCCATGCAAAACAAATTCGGCAGCGGCGAAAAGGTATCCGTCGTCGTCCCCTCCGGCGGCTGCACCACGGGTGTCGGACTGCTGATCGGCTCCCTGTTCGGGATCGCCAACACCACCCAGGTCGCCGGCGACACCGTGTCGCTGGATACCGAGGGCGAGTTCGACCACATCGCGGCCGGCGCCGGTTCCGGCCAGGCCTGGGCGGTCGGCGATACCATCTACTGGGACAACACCGCCAAGCAGATGACCAAGACGTCGACCAGCAACACCAAGGTCGGCTACGCCACCGCGGTCAAGCTGACCACGGATGTCGTCGGCAAGATCAACCTGGTTCCCTTCGTCCTCTGATCGCTTCGCCTGACGCACGGTGTGCGTCAGGCGTCTGGCTCAATCCCCATCCTTTAGGAGGCCGCAATGGCCGACGCTTCCGATCCTGTCGCGGCGCAAGCCGAAGCTGAAGCCGCTGCAAAGGCTGCAGCCGACCAGGCTGCAGCCGATGCCGCCGACAAAGCCGCCGCCGACAAAGCCGCCGCCGACAAAGCCGCCGCCGACAAAGCCGCCGCCGACAAAGCCGCCGCCAAGGCAGCGAAAACCGCCGCGCCGACCCTGATTATCTGGGGCGAACCGGGCCATGAAAAGCTGCGCTGCGGCGATGCGATCAAGGTTCCCGCCGACATCGCCGAAAACCTGCGCGCCGCCGGCCGCGCCCGCATCGCCTCCGCCGCCGAGATCAAGGCGCTGGGCGACGATGCGCCGGTCTACGACAGCTTCTAGGCCATGACCTTCGCCGCCGCGCTGGCGCGCCAGCGCGCGGCGATCTTCACGCGCATGGGCGAGGCCGCCACATGGACCCTGGCCGCCGGCGGCTCGCCGCTGCCGGCCCTGGTCCTGCGCCGGTCTCCGGATCAGATCTCCGATTTCGGAACCGGCGGCCGTGTCGTCGTCGGCACGGTGATGATCCGGGTCCGAAAGGTCGATGTCGCCGAGGCCAGCAAGGGCGACATGGTCGCCCTCGGCGCGGCCAACTTCAAGATCATCGGCACGCCGCTGATCGACGAACACGGCCTGGTCTGGGACTGCGAAGCGCAACCCACAAGCTGATGCGCATCAACGTCAAGGTTCCCGACATCGGCATCGTCTACGACGGCTCGCAAGAGCAGCTCGGCCAGGTGATGACCGGCGCCATGGGCGATGCGCTCACCGGGCTCAAGGGCGAACTGCGGGGGCAGGTGACCGGCGCGGGCCTTGGAACCCGGCTGGCCAATACCTGGCAGGGGCGGCTCTATCCGCAAGGCCGACCGTCGTTCGACCCGTCCGCCTATGTCTGGAGCAAGGCGCCCAAGCTGATCGACGCCTTTTCATCCGGCGCGGCGATCGTCCCCCTGGCCGGGCGCTTCTATCTGGCCATACCGACGAAAAATGTCCCGATGAAGGGCCGCAAGCGGATGACGCCGCTGGATGTGGAGACATCTTTCAACCAGGACCTGATCATCCGCCGCAACGGCAATGGCAACCTGCTCGCCTTCATCGACATCGCCCTGGGCCGCTACGCCAAGGCCGCCAGCGCCGCCTATGGCGCGCGCGGGCGCGGCCGCAAGCTGGGCCAGGGCAAACGGCCCAAGCCCAAGCTGGTTCTCATGTTCACGCTCGTGCGCGGCGTGCGCCCGCCCAGGCTGCTCGATCTGCCGGCGGCGGCCAACAAATGGGCCGACCGCATCCCGTCTCTTGTCGCCCAGCGGTGGACCTGATCCATGTCGAAAAGGTTGGACGTCCTGATCGCCGTCAAGGCGCTGATCACGGCGGCGCTCCCCTTCGCCACGGTGCTCGGCCTGGACGCCGACGACGCCAAGCCCGAGGCGATTCCTGCGGGAGGGTTGGTCATCATCCGCGCCGGCGATCCCGGCCAACCGACCGTCGATCTGTCGCCGCTGGCCTACAACTACGAACACGTGATCCCGCTGGAGTTCGCCGCCTATCAGTCGTCCAGCCTGACCTCCGAACAGGTGCTTGACGCGATGATGGCCGCCGTGGGCGCGGCCGTCGCCGCCAACCGGACCCTGTCGGGAACCTGCGATTTTCTTGAGACCCAGGCGGCCAACACCGCCGACCTGGAAACCCAGGGCGCCGTCGCCGCGCGCTGGGGCGATGCGGCCCTGGTCGCCGCCTACAACACCCAAAACCCGCTCTGAAGGAGAACTGCCATGGCTCGCGCGCGTGGGGCGAACGCCCTTTTGGCCGGCGTCTACGAATCCGGCTACGGCACGGTTCCGGGCTCCGGCTTCTTCAAGCTGCCCTTCGTCTCCTCGCAACTGGGCGAGGAACAGGCGCTGCTGGCCAGCAACCTGCTGGGCCTGGGCCGCGAGCCGCAGGACCCCAGTAGCGACGTCATCAACAACGACGGCGACGTGGTCGTGCCGGTGGATCTTCGCAACATCGGCTACTGGCTCAAGCTGGCCTTCGGCGCGCCGGTCACCGCCGCGGCGCTGGCCGCCACCGAGGTCTGGACCTTCACCGCCCAGCCGGCGGCCAACTCGACCATCACCGTCAACGGCACGGTGTTCACCTTCGTCAGCGGCGCGCCCAGCGGCAATCAGATTCAGATCGGGGCCAACCTCGCCGCGACCCTGACCGCCGCGGCGGTCGCGCTCAACGCCAGCGTCGTCACCGGCGTCGCCCAGGCTGCCTACGCCGGCGCGGCGACCACCCTGACGGCGACCTTCAAGACCCTCGGGCCGTCCGGCAACGCCTTCACCGGCGCCGCCCAGGCCGCGGCCAACGCCACCTGCCCGGCCACGGCCAGCGGCGGGGCCAACACCCACACCTTCACGTCCGGCGCGACCGCCCTGCCGTCCATGTCGCTGGAAGTCGGCCTGCCGGAAATCCCCAGCTTCGGGATGAACTTCGGCGCCCGGCTGGACAAGATGAAGATCGCCATGGCCCGCTCCGGCCTGCTCGACGCGACCATCAGCCTGGTTTGCCAAGGCGAGACCACGGCCGCCGCCACCCTGGCCGGAACGCCCTCGACCCAGGTCGTACAGCGCTTCATCCAGGCCACCGGCCAGGTGCGGCGCGGCGCGGTCCAACTGGCCAGCGTGGTCAGCGCCGACTTCACCTACATGAACAACATCGACAAGGTGGACACCATCCGCCCCGATGGCCGGATCGAGGACGCCGACCCGGGCATGGTCGGCATGGTCGGGGCGATCACCACCCGCTTCCGCGACACGACCCTGCTCGACCAGGCGACGTCGGAGACGCCCTGCGAACTGGACTTCGGCTGGACCATCGGCGCCGGAAAGTCCCTGCTGTTCACCGCCAACCGGGTCTTCCTGCCCAAGGTCAAGCGGCCGGTCACCGGCCCGGGCGGCATTCAGACCACCTTCAACTTCCAGGCGGCGTTCGACAGCGTGTCCGGGTCGAGCTGCATCGCCGTCCTGACCAATGACGTGACCAGCTACTAGGCCGAGCCACGCGAACCGACGCACGCCGTGCGTTAAAGGGGTTTTCCATGATGCGTTTGCTGGTCGAGCCGGTCTGGCTCGAACTGATCCCGGGCGTGCGCGCCCAGCTGCAGCCGATCACCCGCTTTGCCGTGCGCCACGCCCGCGCGGCGGCGGCCAAGGCCCTGGCCGACGACGGTGAGGACCGCGAGGGCGCGGGCGATGCGCTCAGCGAAGAGCTGATCCGTCAGGGCCTGATCGGCTGGGAAGGCATCGGCGACGAAGCCGGCGAGGTGCTGGCCTTCACCCCCGCCAACGTCGAGCACGTGCTGAAAAACGACTCCCTGTTCTCGGCCCTGGACGCTCAGTACGTCATGCCCTGGGTTCTGGCGGAAAACGAAAAAAACGCATCTGCGCTCTCGCGGCTTGGCACTTCGGGGGCGACGATTCCGGCCAAGCCTATTGCCGAAACTGCCCGGCCCAGTGCGAAGACTGCCCGTACACGGCCAACGCGCTCGAAACCGACGCCGCCGAAGACGCCTGGGAAGTAATCCAGGCCTGCGGGCGCCAGCTGCGCGCCGGCATGGGCGGCGTCTACGGCCTGGACTTCGGGGCCATCCTGGCCTTCGCCCAGGCGCGCGGCGCCGACCCTGAGCTGATCGCCGACCTTCTCCCCCGGATCGAACCCCTGATCGTGGCGCGCCACGGAAAGGATGTCGACGATGCCGACTCCTAACGTCTCCATCCGCCTGAGCACGGACGGCAAGGCCGAGGTCAAGAACGACTTCGCCGAGGTCCGCGCCAGTGGCGAGTCCGCGTTCGCCGGCGTCGCCGACGCCGCCAACCAGGCGGCCGACGCCACCGACCGCGCCGCCGCGCGCCAGCGCGCGACCTGGGCGGCCCAGGCCCAGGCGGCCAAGGCCTCGGCGGCCCAGATGGAGGCGCAGGCCGCCAGCACGGCCATGCTGGAACGCAACCTGGCCAACCGGCCCGGCGTCGTCCCGCTCGCGCCCTCCGTTGGCGGATCTTCGGCCAAGGACAGCGCAGCCGTCTTCGAAGCCTTCGCCGCGTCCGAAGCCGACGCCGCCGCCCGCGCCGCAGCGCTTCGCGCGGCGATCGACCCGCTGAGCGTGGCGCAAACCACCCTCGGCAAGGCGACTGCCAACGCCGACAGCCTGCTGGCCGCCGGGGTCATCACCACGGCCGAGCACGCCGCCGCCGTGAAGGTCGCCGAGGCCGCCTACAAGGACGCGGCCCACGCCATCAACGCCATGGGCGGCGCGTCATCGACCACGATCCGCGAAATGCTGGTCCTGACCCGCGAAGCCTCGCGCGGCAACTTCACCCGCATGGCCGGTTCGGCTTCGATCCTGGTCGGAAGCCTGGGCCTGCTGGAGGCGATCCTGTCGCCGGTCGGCCTGTCCATCATCGCCGTGACCTCGGCGCTGATCGCCGGAACCGTCGCCTCGGCGATGTATGAGGCGGCGCAAAAGAAACTGACGGCCACGCTGATCGGCGTCGGCGCCGCGTCCGGCCTGTCCAGCGCCCAGATCACCGAATCCGCCGACGCCGCCGCCGCCGCGGCCGGAAAATCCGGCGCCAGCGCCCTGGCCAGCGCCGAGGCCTTCGCGGGCGCCGGCATCAAGACGCAGTCGACAGTCCAGGACCTGACGTCCATCGTCGGCATCTACGCGGCCCTGACCGGCGAGAAGGCGGCCGACGCCCAGACCAAGCTTGCGGCGGCCATGGCCGACCCGGCCCACGGCGCGGAAACCCTCAACGCCCAACTGCACATCCTCGACGCGGCGACGCTGGATCATATCCGCTCGCTGGAGGCGCTGGGCGACAAGGAAGGCGCGGTCACCCTGCTCATGCAGGCCCTGACCCGGCGCACCGACGAAGCCAAGGCCGCCGGCGTCGGCCTGACCGGCCAGTTCGGCCAGTTGGCGGCCGGCGCGGTCAACCTCTGGACCGAACTTGGCAAGGTCAACGGCCAGCTCGCGCTGTTCGGGACCTTCGGGTTCAACAGCGGCGCGGTGCAGGCGCGGTTTGCCGCGACGAAGGCCGCGGCCGTCGCGGCGGCGCAGAGCGACGCGCGATATAGCGCCGCGACCTCGGCGGCCGGCGCTGTCGCGGACCAGACGCCCGAAGGACGGGACGCTCAGGCGCGGCTTGTTCTTCAGGCCCAGGTCGCCGCCTCCGCGCGGGGCGCAGCCGCAGCCGCCCTCGCGGGAAACCTCGCGGACGCTGCACGGTTCAATGGCGCCCTTCTGGAAAGTCAGAGGGCGCTTTCCACATTCATCCCGGCGGCCGAGAAGGCGCACCAGATCAAGGTTCTGGACGCGCAGATCGAATCCGCGCGTTCGCCGGCGCTGAAGGCCTCGCTGACCGCCCAGCGCGAACAGCTCAATCTTTCCGGACAGGTCATGTCGGCCGAGGAAGCCCGGCAAAAGGCGACCGACGCCGGCGCCGTGGCCCAGGCCAAGGCCGCCAAGTCCGGCGAGAAACACGCCGAAACCCTGGCCCGCGATGCGGCGTCCATGGAAGTGGACGCCCGGCAGACGCTGGACCTCGCCGCCGCCTACCTGGTCAGCGACGGCGCGGCGCTGCAGGCCGAGGCGCGGCGCAAGGCCCTGACCGAAGCGACCAAGAAGGGCATTGACGTCGACGCCCAGGCCGCGCGCCAGCTGGCCCTGAACATCGCCACCGAAGTCGAGGCCGGGGCCAAGTCGGTCGCCCACATGCGCGACGAGATCGCCGCGCGCGAGGCCGTCAATGCCAAGGTCGCCGCCGGCAAGCTGGACGTGGACGGCATGGCCCAGGCCCTGTCGGACGAAGCGGCCATGCGCTCGCTGCTGACCCTGCGCACCGTCGCCCATGGCGTGGCCCTGGACCAGGTCAACAAGACGATCGACGCCGCGCGCGAGGCGCTGGAGAAGCTGCACGCCGCCGAAGCGCACAGCGCGGCGCTGAAGGCGACCGACGGCCTGAACGATCAGCTTTCCGACGCGCAGCTGAAGCTGAAATATGCCGGCGACACGACGGGCGCGGGCGCTCGCGCACTGGCTCTGGCCCAGGCGCGCCGGACGGCGGCGAAGGGCCACTTTTCAGACGCCGACACGGCGACGTTCGTCGGAGCGAAGGGCAACCTCACCGCCGCCGACCAGGCCGCCGCCCGCGCAAAGTTCATCGCCGACCAGAACCGCGCAGCGACCGACGCCAACCAGCTTGCGGCGGCGGAACTGTCGCTGATCGGCAAGTCGGTCCTGGAACACGACACGGTCATCGCGCGGCTGAAAGAGGAGCAGGCGCTTCGGCTCCAGGGCATCGACGCGACGTCGAAGGAAGGCCAGCTGCTGGTCCAGCAGGCTGCCAAGGAAGCCGCGATCAATGTCCAACTGGCCCAGGCCCAGGCCCGTCACGCCGACCTGAACGCCGCCAAGGCCCAGGTGATCGACGATCTGGGGCAGGCCCTGACCGTCGACGGCTGGGGCAAGTGGGCCGACGCCGGCCGCGCGGCCCTGAACGACATCGAAAAGGAGTTCCTCAAGCTCGCCCTGCTCAATCCGCTCAAGAACATGCTGCTCGGCGACAACCTGCCGACCCTCGGCGGCTCCAGCGGCGGCGCCGGCAGCCTGCTCGGCAGTCTCGGCAGCCTGTTCGGCTTCGGCGGCGGCGGCGGCGGCGGCGCGAGCGCCAACCTGTCCGCCGGCAAGGTCGCCGGCTTCGCCAACGGCACCGATGCCGCGCCGGCGGGCCTCGCCTGGGTCGGAGAGAACGGCCCGGAGCTGATGCGGCTGCCGGGCGGCACGGGGATCATCCCGCACGACGACTCCGTCCGCGACGTTCGCCGCGCGACGTCCGGCGGCGTGTCCGTGGTGCAGCCGCTCACCCTCGACCTGCGCGGCGCAGTGATGACCCAGGACCTGCTGGCGCACATGAACAAGATCGCCTCGGCCCACGCCAACAAGGCGGCGCTGACGGCGGTCAAGACGACGCACTCGGCGCAAGCCGCCTGGAACCTGCAGAACACGCTTGAACGGGGCTGACCTTGGACACCTTCCCGTCCCTGATCTTTCCCCCGCAAAAGCTGCGCTGGCGGATCGGCGGTTCGCCGATTTCCGGCGGCCAGCCGATCAGCGGCCCGGCGTCCACCGGCGATCTTTCCGGCGGCGGATGGTGGATCGCCGAAATGACCAATGTGCAGCTGACCAAGCTGCCGCAGGTGCTCGCCTGGCGCGCGCTGGCCGGGCGCCTGCGCAACGGCGCGGTGGCGATGACGCTGCAATGCCTGGACTATGGCGCGCCCTATCCGACCGGCGTGTCGCTGGATCAGCCGCCCGCGCCGCCGTCCGCGCCGTTCGTGCCGCACGCGGACGGCTCGCCGTTCGATGACGGCAGCCTCTATCGCTCGGGCTCGATCAGCTCCGCCCTGGTCTTCAACGCGGCCTTGCGGTCGACCACGATCGTCATCGGTTTCTATTACGGCGGCCCGCTGCGCGGCGGAGAATTGTTCTCCATCACCGGCGCGCTCTACGGCAAGCGCATGCACCTGGTGACCCGCGTCACCGACGACGGCAGCGGCCTCTTCACCGTCGATATTATCCCGCCGCTGCGCGAGGACCATCTGTCCGGCGACGTGATCGAATTCGAGGACCTGGGCTGCGTCATGAAGCTGAGCCAGAGCGCGATCGACAGCGTCTGGCCGACCATGGAGCCGCCGTTCAAGGCCTCGCCATCGGTCGTTTTCGAGGAAAGCTTCTCATGATCCCGGTGGATCAGACGGGGCTGCAATCCGACCGCCGCGGCCCGAACTGGTTTTTCTACATGGAGTGCACGCCGATCCTTCGGATCTGGAGCGGGGTCGGGGATTTCCGCTTGCCGCCGGACGGCGTCGACACGGCGGGCGGCATCTACAAGGGGATCGGCGCGGTGATCACCATGCCGTCGCTGCGCATTCCCATCAACGGGGCCATGGTGCGCCACGAATTCGTGCTGGCCGGCGTGACGGCCGACCAGATGAACCTGATCAACGCGGACCGCGCGACGGTGCGCGGCGCGCGGCTGTTCCTGGGACTGATGCAGCTGACCGAGGCGCTGCAGCCGGCCGCCGCCGTGGTCTGGCTGTGGCCGGCCATCGCCGACACGCCCAAGGTCCAGCGCGTGGGCGGCAAGGATGGCGCCGTCACGCGGACCGTCTCGCTGTCGGTTGGCGCCGGGGAAGTCAGCCGGCGAAACCGCAAGCTGGGCCGCTGGACCGGCGTCGATCAGCGCAAGCGCTCGGCCGACGACAGTTTCTGTGACCGCGCGTCGCTCTACAGTAGCCAGACCACGGAACGATGGCCGACCTAGGAAGATTCTTGAGCCGCGCGGCACGCACGCCGTGCGTCCTGGGAACCTTCGACTGCTGTCTGTGGCTGGCCGACTGGGTGATGGAATGCCGTGGCGGCCCGGACCCAGTCGCCCGCTGGCGCGGCCACTATTCGACCGAACTGGGCTGCGCGCGCCTGCTCAAACGCGAAGGCGGCATGGTCGCCCTCGTTCATTCCGCGGCGGCGACAGCAATGCTGGCGGCGACGAACGATCCGCGCCCGGGCGACATCGGCCTGGTCTGGGGCATGACGCCGCGCGGCCTCGGCGACATTGGCGCGATCAAGACGGCGAACGGGTGGGCGATGCTCAAGCACGGCGGGGGACTGGCCATGACGCCGCGGGTGTTCGTCAAGGCGTCCTGGGCGGTCTGACGTGCCTCAGTTCATTGTCGCCTTCATCGCCGAAGCGCTGATCGAGGCGTTGCCGGTCCTTTCGGATGTCGCGATCACGGTCATCGCCAATGTCGTCGGCTATGGCATTACTGGACTGGCCCTGACGGCGATCGGGCGCGCGCTGGCGCCCGGCATTCCCTCGCCGGCGGCGGGGGCGCAAGCCGTGCTGCAACCCATCCCGCCGCGCATCCGCGGCTATGGCGTGGCGCGCCTTGCGGGCGCCTTCATGTTCGACGAGGCCAAGAACAACTTTCTATATCTCGTCTTCGCCCTGCACGACGGCCGCATCGACAGTTTCGGTCAGTGGTACATGAACGATGACCGGGTGGCGATGAACCCGGCCTACGATAGCGGTCCGCCGGCCGTCGTCACCCTGCCGGACCAGGCCTACAGCAATGGCCGAATTCGGGTGCAGACGCGGCTGGGCCTGCCCACGGAAACCGCCTACGCCTCCCTGGTCGCCAACGCGGACATGGGGCCGATCTGGGACTCCACCGCCCGCGGCGACGGCATCGCCAGCTACTACATGGCCTGCGAAGGCGGGCGGCTGCAGGACTTTCCGACCAGCTATCCGAACGGCAAGCCGCAGCCGTCCAACGCCGCGCGGCTGGCCTGCGTCTACGACTGGCGCGACGTCGCCCAGTCGCCGACCGATGAGACCACCTGGAAATGGTCGGCCAATCCCATCGTCTGCCTGATCAACGATCTGTGGACGGAGCACGCCTACGACTGGGACCGCGAGATCGCGCCCAACCTGGCCAGCCACACTGCCGAGGCCGACGTCTGCGACCAGACCTTTGCGATCCTCAACAAATGCACCCGGGTCAACCAGGCCGCCAACGCGACCCAGACCAACATCGTGCTGGAGGATGTGACCGGCCTTTCCATCGGCATGACCTTCTATGTCGACAGCCAGGCCTTCGTCGTCACCAGCTTCACGTCCGACCCGCCGCTGGGGACCAATGTCGGCTGGAGCGGAACTGGCCTCGCCGCGGCCGTCGGCGTCGGCGCGGTGGCGCGGTGGAAGGCCGATCCGGGTTCGCCGGGGTCTGAGCCGCGCTACCAGGTCAACGGCTTCTACAACCAGGACAACGCCCTCTCCGACATCGTCACCAGCTTCCTGCAGACGTGCGATGGCTGGATGAGCCGCGACGGCGCCGGCGCGATCGTCGTCCGCGCCGGCCACTATTACGACCCGACCGTCACCCTGACTGCGGCCGACATCACCGACTACGCCTGGCAGTCCTATGTGGTGGAGGAACAGGCCTGCAACACCCTGCGCGTCCAGTTCTGCTCGCCGGCCAATGACTATAGCGTTGTCGATACCGACGACTGGGCCGACGAAGATGATATCGCCGCGCGCGGCGGCGAGGCGATCCCGCAGCCGTTCACCCTGAACTGGGTCCAGTCCAATGGGCAGGCCCGGCGGCTGGCCAAGCGCGAGATGTCGCGCCGGCTGGCCGCGACCGGCACCATCAAATGCAAGCTGTCGGGCCTGCGCGCGCTGGGCGAACGCTATATCCGCGTCCAGCTGGGCGCGGGCGAGATCGACGAACTGGCCGAGGCCGTGGTCGAGGTAACCGACGCGCCGGAGATCGGCGACGACGGCATGTCGATCACCTTCACCGTCCGCACGGCCGACCCCAACATCGACGCCTGGAACGCGGCGACCGAAGAAGGCGACGGCCCGTCCACCGGAACCCGGATCGTCGGCGAGGCCCTGATTGCGCCGACCGTGACATCCGCCGCAATCTTTTTCGACGGCTCGACGCTCGGCGTGCGCTTGCGCCTTGTCGTCGTTGGCCCGGCGCGCAACGATCTGACCTGGGCGGCGCGCTGGCGGATTTCCGGCGGGGTGAGCTGGAACGAGGCGAACTACAGCGACGCCGATCCCGGCGGCGGCGTGACACTGGAGACCGGCTTCGTCGCCCCGGACACGACGGTGGAATACGAGGTCGCCTATCTGACCGGCGCGGGCTCGCTATCGCCCTGGAGCACGCTGGCCTCGATCTCCACGTCCACCGCGGCCGAACCGCCGTCCGTGCCGACCGGCATCACCGCGACCGGCGGCGAGGATTCGGCGACCATCGGCTGGCGCAACCCGTCGTCGTTCAACTTCTCCACCGCGCGGGTCTATCGCGCGGCGTCGGGCGCGGGCTTCGGCGCGGCCGTGGCCATCGGAACCGACCTGGTCGGGGCCTTGGGCGCAATCATGGCTTACGTCGACGCCGGCATCGGCGCGGGCGCCTATGACTATTTCGTGGTGGGCAAGAACGCCGCCGGCGTCGCGTCCAGTCCGGACGGCCCGGCCACCGCGACCGTCGTTCCGCGCCACATCACGACGGAGGCGGGCGACCGCCTGACCGACGAAAACGGCAACGAAATCACCGGAGAGACCTGAACCATGCGACCTGTGCGAAACAGCGTCTCGGCGCTGGCGCTATGCGCCCTGCTGTGCGCCAACGTCGCGCCTTCGGCGTCTTGGGCGGCGGATGTAAAACCTTCGGCCCTCCCGGCCGGCATTGCCGTGACCAACAGCGACCTGATCATCGCCGACCAGGTGGTAAGCGGCGTCCTGACCACGGTAACCATCACGCCGCTGCAGATCGAAAACCTGCTCGCCCCGGCGACGATCGCGCGCAGCGGTTCGGCTTCGGATCTTGGCAGCGGCACGCTGCCCTGCGGGCGCCATCCGGCGCTGACCGGCGACGTCACTGCCGCGGCCAATGGCTGCGTCACCGCTCTCGCCAACATCCCGGCGCTCAGCGGCGTCAACCTGACCAACCTGAACGCGTCCAATCTCGCATCCGGCACGATGCCCTGCGGGCGCCATCCGGCCCTCACCGGCGATGTGACGGCGCTGGCCAATGGCTGCGTCACGGTGCTTGCCAACATCCCCGCGCTCAGCGGGGTCAATCTGACCAATCTGAACGCCTCCAATCTCGCGTCCGGTACGATACCCGCGGCCCGGTTGCCCAATCCGACCGCATCTACGCTGGGCGGCGTCGAGAGCCTGGCGTCAACCACCCACCAGTTCCTGACCTCGATTTCCACCCTCGGCGTGCCCGGCGCGGCCCAGCCCGCCGCTGGCGACGTCAGCGGCCTTGCCGCGTCGGCCACCACCGACACCACCAACGCCTCGAACATCAGTTCCGGAACCCTGGGCGCCGCACGGCTTCCCAATCCAAGCGCCTCGACCCTGGGCGGCGTCGAGAGCATCGCCGCCGCCTCGCACACCTGGATCAATGCGATCTCGACCTCTGGCGTCCCGTCGCAGACCCAGCCGACCGCGAGCGATGTCTTGGGCGTCTCAGGGTCAGGCGTCGCGGCGGCCGGCTATATTGGCGAGCACATCAGCACCACCGCCGTCGCCTGCACCACCAACACCGGCGCCACCAATCTCGGAACGGCCAACATCGCCTCCGTCAGCTTCACGGCGGGCAGCTGGGAAATCTGGGGTGTTGTCGGCATCGACCCGGCTGGGACCACTGTCGTGTCCGCCCTGCAAGGGTCGATCTCCACCACCTCCGCGACCCAGGGCGGCTCGCTCGGATCGGTCGGCGTCGGCCAGCTCGCTTCGCCGGAGACCGGGTCCACCGAGACGCTGACGGTGCCTCCGCAGGTGTTCCATTTCTCCGGCGCGACAACCGTCTACCTGGTCGGAACGGCGGTGTTCTCGACGTCCACGGCCGGCCTGTGCGGCCAGCTCATGTCGACCCGCGTCGGCTGATCCAAAGCTCTTTCAAAGGACGGCCCCATGGGTATCACCGCCGACGCCGTCGCCGCGTACGACGACTTCAACACGTCCGGGCTTCCGGTCACCGGCTACAAGGAGCCGGACAAAGCCGCGATCCGCGCCCTGTTCGGCGAGATCGACGCGGCGATCGGCTTCATCGGCGCCGGCGCGATGCTGGCGGCCGGCAACATCTTCACCACCTTGGCCGCGCTCAACGCGGCGATCTCCACCTCGCCGGCCGCCCCGGCCATGGCCATCGTCTGGCAGGACACGGCCGCCAATAACGGCGTCTATTTCAAGGTCGACGGCCTGCACACCGGCTCATGGGTGCTCAGCCCGTTCACCCTGCCGGGCGCCCTGACGGCGGCGCTCAACAACCTGCTGATCAATGCCGAGGCCTCCGCCACGGCGGCGGCGGCCTCGGCCACGCAGGCGGCCACAAACACGTTTCAGACGGCGATCAACGCCATCGTCGCCGGCAACTGGGCGTCGGCCGCGTCCGTCAGCGCCGCTGCCGCGGCGACCGCGGAGGCCGGCGCTCAGGTCGCCCAGGCCAACGCGGTGTCCATAGCCTCGGCCTCGGGGATATCCGGCTTCTACGACACCTACGCCGCGGCCAGCGCCGCGCTGGGCTCGATCGCCGCCAATGCCGTGATCCAGGTGTTCGTCGACGAAACCCAGGGTGGCTCGACCACCATCTATCGCAAGGTATCCGGCGTCCTCGTTCTCAAGATCTCCACGTCCCAGATCAACAGCGTCCCGTTCCCGGGGCCTAACCTGTGCGCCCTGGGCGACTCGATCACCGTCGAGTCCAGCGGCTACGCCGGCGCCCTGGGTCCCCTGGCCAACGCCGACTTCGGCTATCTTAGCCACCTGAACGCCCTGCTGGGCCACCGCTTCAACTTCCCCAAATCCAACATCTTCGCGACCGACGGCTTCACCCTTGCGCAGATCGCCTCGACCCATGTCGCCAACTGCATCGCTGCCAAGCCGGACGTGGTGATCATCCACGGCGGCCACAACGATCTGTTCTTCGCGCGCACCGCGGCCCAGATGCTCAGCGACCTGATCACCGGCATTCTGGCGCCCCTGCAGGCGGCCGGCATCCGCAACATCATCGTCGTGCCAGTGCTCCCGTTCACTGGCGCGACCGGCATCCAGGAAGGCACGCGGCTTTCCTTCAACCGCGCCGTGCTGGAACTGGGCATGGGCAGCGCCACCATCATGGGCGCGCTCAAGTGGCCGCCGCTGGTGATCGACGGCGTCGACGACTTCTGGGAAGCCCGCGCCAACGCTCTGGGCGGCCCGACCACTTCACTGGCGATCAGCGATGGGACCCACCCGAACAACTGCGGCGCCTACTATATGGCGCTGGCCGTCTTCAACGTCGTCGACCGGATCATCCCCAAGCGCTGCAGCCTGCAGTCCAACGTGCTGGACATCTACAGCGCCAGCAATGGCAACCTGCGCGGCAGCCTGCTCAATATCGGCACGGGCGCCACGTCAAACTTCGGGCTGATGAAGGGGACTGGCGGCAGCCTGACCACCTTCGTCGGCGGCATCACGCCCACCGGAACCCTGGCCGACCATTGGGCGGTCTGGCGATCGACCAATGGCGGAACGACCGCGTCCATCGTTGCAGCCAAGGAAAATCCGCGCACGGATGGTCCGCTGACAGGCGAGCGCCAGAAGATCACCTATACCTGCACCAGCTCGGGAACCGGCGCGGACGTGATCACCCTATCGCCCAACCAGGATCTGGGCGTCGGCTTCCTGACGGCCGGCGACAAGGTCTATCTGGAAGCCAAGGTCGAAATCCTGAGCGGCCACATCGGCATGATTGGCGTGCAGAGCAATCTTTGGGAGATCGGCCCGGGCTCGCCCCAGTCGGCCCAGGACATGGCGCTGACCCTCAGCGGCAACGGCGCACCCTTCCCGATCAGCCTCTTCGGCGGCCCGGACATCGTCTACGTCCACCGCACCCAGCCGATCACCCTGCAGGCCGGCATCACGGCCCTGCGCTGTTCGTTCGACCTCGGCATGATGGGCGTCAACGGCAACGTTTGCACCTTCGTCGTGTCCGACGTGAGCATCCGCAAGGTCCTCTAGTTCTCGACGCACGCCGTGCGTTCCCCGAATTCACGAAAAGTAGGAGTTCACATGGCCGCCACCCGGTTCGTGAAGAAGACCAATCCGACCAACGCGGATCTTCAGCACCAGATCGCCGAAACCCACGAATGCCTGCACAACGTCGACGAAAAGGTCGATCGCCAGTCTCTGCAGGTGGCGATGCTGGCCAGCGCCATGGGCATCAAGTTGCCGACAGACGAGGAACTGGAAGCCGGCGCGGAGCCGCGCAAGGTGACCCGCCGCGTCGGCGGCCTGCACCCGGCCCAGGCGGCGGCCATCCTGGTCCCCGCCGTGGCCAGCGGCGTCGGCCTCTACAAGTTCCTGGAGCCGGCCTTCATCGCCTTCTTCGTCACCCTGCATCACTCGCTGATGCGGTAGGATTCCAGCCATGCTCGCTCTTCTTCTTGCCGCCCAGATCGCCGGCGCCGCGCTGACGCCGCCCCTGCGTCCGGACCCGGCCCTGACGCCCGGCGCCAACGATCCGGCCGTCCTGTCCCATGTCGATCTGGCCACCCTCTGCACGCCCGGCTACACCGCGCGGCCCGGCGTGCGCCACGTGACGCCTGCCACCAAGGCGGCCGTGTTCGCGGCCTACCGCATCGACCCCAGGGTCGGCGGTCCGTACGAGATCGATCACCTCTGCTCGCTGGAGCTGGGCTGCACCAACGATCCGAAAAACCTGTGGCCGCAGAGCTATGTGACGCGGCCCTGGAACGCGCATCTGAAGGACGCCCTGGAGGACCGCCTGCACGCCCTGGTCTGCCCATCCAGGACCAACCCGGAGCCGATCCCGCTGGCGCAGGCGCAAGCGGCGATCTCCACCGACTGGACGGCGGCCTACGTCCGCTACATCGGCCCGGCGCCGCAATGACCGGCTCCCCCTCGCTGTCCCCGCCGGCGGACATCACCGCCGCGCGGCTGCAGATCTTCGCGCCGCAGTCGGATTACATGGCCCTGGCGCCCAGGCTGGACGCCGCGGCCAAGGCCCAGGCCATCGTCACCCCGCGCAGGGTGCGGCACTTCATGGCCCAGATGCACGTCGAGAGCCTGGGTTTCACCCGGTTTTCGGAAGGCCTCTACTACACCACGGCCCTGCGCCTGTGCGAGGTATGGCCGACCCGGTTCCCGGACGTCGCCAGCGCCACGCCCTATCTGCGCAACCCGGAAAAGCTGGCCAACCAGGTCTATGGCGGCCGGATGGGCAACACCGCGCCTGGCGACGGCTTCCTCTATCGCGGCCGCGGCCTGATGCAGCTCACCGGCCGGGCCAACTATGACGCCGCGTCCAAGTGGTCGGGCCTGGACCTGGTCGGCCATCCGGACATGGCGGCTGATCCCGGGCCGGCCGCGCAGATCGCGGCCAGTTTCTGGAACGCCCACGGCTGCAACCAGATCGCCGACGCCGACCCAAACGTGGATGCCGGCGTCTCGATCGCCAACCTGATCGACAGCGCCCTGCGCGCCGAAACCCGCATCGTCAACGGCGGCGAGACCGGCCTGTCCGACCGCCAGCGCCAGCTGATGCGGGCTTCAACCATTTGGGTAGGATGAAACATGGCGACGATACCTGTCTTCTTCTGTGAAGAGACCGACAAGCTGGAACGCCGGCTGAGGCGCTACAGCGCTGACGCCAAGGCGAAATGCGGCGTCAACAGCTGGGGCTGCGACGCGAGCGCGCCTTTGGATACAGTCATCCAGCCGGTCGGAACCTACGTTCGGGTCGGCGGCGACGAGCGCATCGCTCACGACGATCCGCGCTGGCCGACCAAGTGCGACGCTTGCGGCCAGCCCTTCGGCGACCGGGATCATTTTCAGGTGTTCCGGGAACGCATCCTACGCCGCACCGATACGGGAGAGGAGTTCTCCGGCCGGAGACTTCCGGTCGGCGCAGTGATCGATTGTTGGTGGCACCATGACGACAAATATCTCTGCGGATACGACGGCCGCTCGCTACAGGTCGAAACGCCGGATGGCCCCTGGTTAATCGATAGTCGCGCGTCCAATTGCACGATGCCAGACGACAAGCAGCACAGGTGCTGGCTCAGGCACGGCCGACCGGAAGACGGTACGCTGCACGTCGACAAGTGTCCGGAGCCCGGACAGAGCACATGCGCCGCAGGCGCTGGTTCCATCGTGATGCGGACCTATCACGGCTTCCTGCACAACGGCGCACTCAGGGACTGCTAACCATGTCCGAAGTCTCGAAAATCCTGCGCCGCACCGAAACCGGCTATGTCCATTGGTGCGCCGCGTGTGAAAGCGGCCACTTCGTCCAGGTCCATGGCGGCGTGACCCGCTGGGGGTTTAACGGCGATGTGGAGCGCCCGACCTTCACGCCCAGCGTCAAGATCACCTACAGCGGCCCCGACGCCGGCGTCGACGACGCACCCCCGGCGTGTTGCCACTATTTCATCACCGACGGCCGTATCGCCTACTGCCCCGACAGCACCCACGATCTGGCCGGGCAGACCGTCGACCTGACGGAAATTCCCGCCGACTACTGCACGTAGCGTCAACCCCCCTTTTCATCGCCGCGCCCCAACGCTGCCGGAAACCCCGGCGCGGCGACTCATGCCCGGTATCCTGCCCACGCACCAAGGAACCCATCACCATGACCGAAGCCGCCCTCGACCCGACCGCGCCGCCCATGCCCGGCGCCGCCGCCACGGCCCAGCCCGAAACCCTCGCCACGCTCGGCCTGCGCACCGCTGAGGCCACGGCGGGGGACCTGGTGTCCGGCATCGGCCGCGCCAATGTCGCCGCTGCGCTGGCCGGCGACCCCACGGCCCTGGTCGGCGAGCTGATCACCGACACCAAGCCGTTCTGGCAGTCCAAGACGCTGCTGGCCCTGGGCGTCTCGGCGATCGGGGGCGTCGCGTCCCACTACGGCCACCCGCTCAGCGCCGGCGTCCAGGCCAGCGTCGGCGCGGTGATCGCCGACGCCATCCCGCACGTGCTGGAATTCGGCGGCCTCGGCCTCGCCGCCATCTTCCACGCCATCGGCGGCAAGAAGCTGGTCTAGGCCATGCTCGAATCCTTCGCCGCCAAGCTGGGCGTCGGCGCGTCCGTCCTGGCCATCCTCACGGCCATCATCGGCATCGACGTCGCCTGGCACAAACAGACCACGGCCGAGCTGGAAACCTGGAAAGCCGCCGCCCTCGGCTCAGAGGCGGCTTTCGGGGTCGAGCGCGGCGTCCTGCTGGCGGACAGGCGCAGCCGCGACACGGAACGCGGCGCGGACATCGCGGCCGTCAGCGGCGACGCCGCGGCCTGCGATGCCCGCATCGCCAAGGTCCGCGCATCCGACGCCGCCATCACCACGCTGCTGGAGAAGCCCCATGCGACCGACCCTAAGACTGGCTGCCCTGTTCCTGGCCTCTATAGCGCTGGCGAGCTGTGGAACGCCATCGCTCCCCCACCCTGA